CAAAATCCTGTCGAGATTATTCACGGTGAAAAAGGGCCGATGCTAGGAGAAGGACATCATCGCATCGCATCTGCTATGGATGTTAATCCCAATATGTTAATTCCTGTCGAGCACAAGGAACCACATGAAAAGGGCTGGGACTGGTGAGCGTTCTATCTAACGAGTTATTCTTTGAAGCACATCGTGGCATCAACACCTCGTACCCTCATTATCCTAAAGGTGGCAAGTCGTCACAATACAAGTTGGACATGAACAACCTAGGTACTCACTGGAGTGCAGACTCACAGGTGGCTAAAGAGTTTGCCAATAGCCCTAACAGCCGTGCTCTCACACCACACTGGCGTACTGACTACGCACACGTAGTGCATGCCCAAGTTCCTATGTCTTCTGTAGAGACAAACACGGAAAAAATGCGACAAGGTGGTTTTGCAAACTTTAGTAGCCAAGACCCTCATGAAGAAAAAGAAGTCATGGTAAAAGAAGGCGCTCCTGTTAAAATTACTGGAGTGACCAACCTACGCAAATCAGGAGAGGCAGTTAAGTCTCGCAAGCGCACCTTTAACCCACCTAGGGAGAAGAAGGCATGAGTGCACCTTTATCTAAACAACTATTTCACGGAACTACAGAGACTTTAAAAGTTGGAGATATAGTAAAACCGTCTGATGCAGCAATGGGTCCTGGCGCTTACGCGACTACGCACGAATTATCGGCACATATCTATGCCTCAAGTGACCAGCGGTTATCACGTAAGGGTCATCTCTTTGGCATGGTTTACAAAGTAGCCCCATTAGAAAACGATAAGACCTTGACCAACAAAGACACCATAACAAAACAAACTTATAGAAGTCAAAAGGGTTTTAAAGTCATAGGACTTCACGACTTCTCTGTACCAAGGAACGATGTCGGATGAGCGCTCCACTATCAGGTCAGTTATTTCACGGCACTATCGAAACACTAAAACCAGGTGACCTTGTAAAGCCTCGCCATAGCGGTGCCGCTGCCTGGGCAACGCCTAGTTTGGCAGATGCAGAGAAACACACTCAAGACCGCATTAGCAGCGGATTAGGTTTTGACTCTGTGGGTAAGCATCCACACCACGGTAATATTTACGAAGTAGAACCACTTGCCCCTAACTTACACTCTGATGCATCAAGTAAAGACTTTCCTGGAGCACGTTCTAGTAATATAGGTTTTATTGTAAAAAAACATGTGGCATCAGTATTAAACCCGTATATTGAGGCACGAGCAGGTAGAGACCCAATTACAAACAGCGCTTACTTTAGAGGTATCTAATGAACACATGCGAGCACGTCTATAAGTTAACTGGCGTTGACCCATGCCCATTATGTGGCAAACCTACTCATGAGATTAATTGGCGCACAGTTAACGATGCTCATGAGCAACATAAGATTGATAATCCAAACGGCTCTCCTAATGGATGGTGGAGCATATGACTCGTCGTAATCTCTCTGAGCAACAGTTTGGTCCTATGTACCACGGAACTCGTGCAGATGTAAGTGGCGGGTTCATCTTGCCTGCAGTAACTGAAGGCGAAGGACCTGTCGCACGTGCGTGGGCTACCAGTGACCCTGGTCAAGCACGTTTCTTTGGCGAAACAAAACTGCCTATAGGGGCGGAGAAGAGACCAGTAAAGGTCTATAGAGTTACACCAGTTAGTGACAATGTAAAAATAGAATCAGGAAATGTAGAGCACGAGCGGTTCTTCTCATCTCCTCACGGTTTCATGGTACTGGGAGAGCATAAGTGAGCGTTTCTAAAGAAGAGTGCCGTCTTTGCTTTCACGAGATGTTGTATGGGTGCTGTACTATAGACACCTGCAAATGTATCTGTGAGAAGAAGTAGCCATGTCTGATAACTTAAGTAGTCAATTTGATGATGTGCCTAACAAGAAGCGTTGGGTACCAGACCAACAAGGCCACTCTATTGGCTGGCACATTCTTAAGTGGCACACGAAGGGTAGAGGACCTTCTAATGCAAAGTCATTTGGTGGTGACGGCATCCTTTCACATGACTATAGCCACCATCATAAGATACACATGCAGATGCACGAGGATGGTAAGTTTGAAGTAGACCACGAGCACGAGCACTTCACCCCTAAAAAGCGATGAGGAAGAGTCCTAATCCTGCCAGGGTCAAGAAAGTTCAGGAATTAAGACGGTCGAACGCTGCGGTTCCTGTTCCCTCTAAAAAGGTGTATACAAGAAAGAAGAAACACAAGAACCGTTAATTTTTGTGATAGGGTGGCAATATGAATGATGAAGAAGCATTACTACCGTGTGAATGTGGCGCTAAGCATTGGGGCAAGTATGGTGCAGCAGGCATTCTTATCGTCCACAACAATAAAGTTTTGTTGGAACTACGTTCTAAGAACGTAAGTCAACAACCCAACACTTGGGGTATTCCTGGTGGTGCTCGTCGTTATGACGAAGACTACTCGATGGCTGCATATCGAGAGACTCAAGAAGAACTCGGATTAAATCCTGGAAAAATAATTGTCTATGATTCAGTTGTCAGCGACCATGGAAATTGGCAGTTTCACACCTTCTTAGCAACAACAGATGAAGAGTTAGTTCCAACAATAGACACCGACGAAGTAGAAGAAGCAATGTGGGTTCCTTTTGAAAAGGTATCTCTACTACTTCTTCACAAAGACTTCGCTTCATTTTGGCAGGTGTTTAAAGCAAACTTTATTTCCACAGAAACGGAATAACTACGCATGAAAAATGCAAAAAAGATTTTGTTTGATAATTTTGAGTCTCACATACCTCAAAGCGTTGTACCAGCAAAAACACTCGTGCCTAAATGGTATAAGGACGAATCACCATGGGTGAATAGGCAGATAACAAGTGAGTTTAGAAAGACCTTTAAAATATGCATGCCATTTTTTGACGCACTTACCGTCGGTTATTACTTGACTTTACCTATGGACATTTTTGTGGAAAATAATGGTGAGGGCTTTCCTTCAACAATTGTTTGGAAAGATACTGAAACTCCTATGGTCCATAAACGAACTCCCGAAATTAGTCAAGGAATTCCAATCCCAGATTCGTTTGAAAAGACAGCATTTGCTTGGGTCACTCCAATAACATTGCAACTTCCAAAAGGTTACAGTCTCCTATTTACTCATCCGTTTAACAGGCTAGATTTACCCTTCTATACGCTGACGGGTGTTGTAGATTTACAATTTGCATTAAACCGTGGAAGCATCCCCTTCTTTTTACAAAAGGGGTTTTCAGGCATAATTCCTCAAGGAACTCCTATGGCACAGGTAATCCCATTTAAGAGAGAGTCTTGGGTTCTTGAGCACTCAAAAGGACTTACTAAGGAAGCATTGGACAACGGTAGACGGTCTCTTAGTCGCGTAAGCGGGTGGTACCGCGACACCTTCTGGCATAAGAAGTCATATAATTAGACAAACTGGACAAAACGGACATATAGGACTTAGTTTAGGCTTATTGCCTTTTATAGACCCCTGGTATCCTTAAGTCAGGAAAGAGGTCGAAAACCATGACTACGATTATTGGTGTCCAGTATGAAGACCACTGCCTGCTTATGGCAGACAATCAAGTAACACTTGATGGTGGACGTCGCAGTAATCATCCAGCCATGAAAAAAATCAGTCTTGTAGGAGAGTACTTAGTTGCTGGTTCTGGAGAGGTTGCACCTTGCGATATTGCGCAACACCTATGGGTTCCACCTGCAATGGCTGCTAAAGACAGAAAAGACACGTATCACTTTGTTATCGCTAAATTGATGCCATCACTACGCCTCTGCTTAGAAAACAATGGCTATGATTTTAACGAAGGAAAATCTGAAGGAAAAGCAAGTGAAATGCGGTTTAACTTGCTAATTGCTGTCAACGGTCAGATATTTGATATTGCTGATGATTTATCAGTGTGTATGTCCGATGTAGGGTTTTATGGTGTTGGGTCTGGCTCCCCATATGCTCTTGGAGCCCTGTACGCGGGCGTGAAGCCAGAAAAAGCAATGACTGTTGCTGAAAAAATAGATGTAAACACATCTGGACCTTTTCAAAAGGAACTTCAACACAAAAAGTAAGTTTTGTGAAATAAATCACACTCCTGTAGAGTTACATCTATGGCTTGCCGTTTGGGAGCCATTCACCCATCTCGTCTAAGGAGAGATTATGTACCCTATGCAAAAAGGCAAACAGTTTGCTAAATACCCTCATTATGAGTCTACTAAAGTTGAGAGGCCTACGGACCCCTTTCAACTTCTAACCCCCTTCTTAAGTTCGTGGACTGTCGGTTTTGAACGACATTTTGAACTTCTTGAACAACTACGAAAAGAGAATAAGTCAACTTATCCTCCATATAACATCGTCCAGGTCGATGATGAGGAGACTTACCTCATCGAAATAGCGGCCGCTGGGTTTACTAAATCTGACATTGAAATCACATTTCAAGACAACAGCCTTACCGTTACAGGTAAAAAAGACGACGATGCAGCAGATTATGTCCATAAAGGCATAGCCGCTCGTAATTTTGAGCAAAAGTTTGCATTAGCCGATGATGTAAAAGTTATCTCTGCTCACATGAAGGATGGTATTTTGACCATTCGTCTAGAGCGAGAAATACCTGAGCATAAGAAGCCACGCACCATAGACATCCAATAACATACTGGTACAACTTCATAAGAGGCTCCTGGGTACGAGCACGCAAAAACTGCCCACCAACATCTGGTAGGCTCACGTCATGATTGTTAGCCTAAGTAAAGAAGAAGTAAGAGCCTGTGCAGACATCGCATTAAACCGATGGATGATGAAGTGGGGTTCAATTGACCGCCCTAACTATGCAGGAGATAACAAAAGCAAATTAGAACCAGAGATTGCAGCAAATGTTCGCACTATCGTTGCAGAGTATGCAGTTGCAAAACTCTATAAAATGCCATTGACATTTCCGTTCTATCCAAATGAAGAACACATATATCGTCAACACATTCCTGACGTCGGTTCAAATATTGAAGTTAAAAGTATACGAACACGTGATGAGATTCCTGTGTTTCCAAAAGATATAAAGCCTGGAAACCTTCTTGTTGGTGCAAGAGTGCTTGACAGAGATTACTATTCTGAAGTTGAGATTTATGGATGGATAAGAATGGAAGATGTACAGCGAGACGAATGGAAATACACACCAGAGGGTTCATGGAGAATCCCATTAACAGAGTTTAATGACTCGATACCAGAGGTCATTCATGTCTAAAACACAAGATAAGAGAAAGCAAAGAAAAATCGAACACGCAGAGTTTATATGGAAACAGGCACAACTACGTGCCGCCCTTGCTAAGACTGACCTGGACCTAGCCGTAGAGTCCTTCAAGGATGCTATGGGTGAGTTAACAGAGGAGCAGGTAAAGGCGACTGAAGAGAAGGCTCAGGAGCAGTACAAGCGGATTGAGGAGTACCTCATGAGCGAAAAAGAATTGTATTTAGAACGTATGGGAATTCAACAGGACTGATAATTGTCCTGTGTTTAAACGAATTCTTCTTGCGTCGGTCCTAGCGGCCGTACTATCAAGTTGCAGTTACCAGGGGTTCTACCGCTATCCTTGCCAAGACCCAGCAAACTGGGAGATGGCAGAGTGCAAACCGCCCGTTTGTGAAGTGAACAAGACTTGTCCAAAAGACCTAAACACTAACATCACAGTAGAAACAGAAGGAACAACAAATGGCTAAAGAAAAACTTACACCACAAGACCTTGATGCTCGCCTTAAGTTTATTTTAGGAATTACATTAGGGTCTATCTTGTTCCTCACTGCTGTAGGAATCCTCTACGGCCTTCTGTTTGTTACTCAACCAATCGGAGCACAATCTGAGAACGACAAGATGTTTTTTAACGTTCTAGGAAGCGTTGCAACCTTTATTACAGGAACTCTTGCTGGTCTATTGATTGGTCAGAGCGGTGCAAAAGATGTAATGGCAGCACAGATAGCGAATAAAGAAGTTGATGCAAAGAACACACTAGAAGATAAAAAATTAGAAGCAGAGATTGATGCTACCGCAGCACGTCTTGCAGCAAAGCCTAATGGCGCAATGCCAGAAGAACAACCAGTTGATACAGATTGGGACAAGGACTAATGGCCGAACAAGGAACAGCAAAACGACTTATTGAAGTTGCTACAGCAGAGATTGGGGTCATTGAAGGCCCTAAAGATAACGAAACTAAATATGGCGCTTTTATGAAAGCAAACTTCCAACCATGGTGCGGAAGTTTCGTAAATTGGGTGGCCTCCGAAAGTGGCGTAAAGGTGCCTAACACTGTTTACACTCCAAGTGGTGCACAGGCATTTAAAAAGGCTGGCTCATGGATTGACGGAGATGTTGCAGACCCAGAACCAGGAGATATAGCCTATTTTGATTTCCCCGCAGACGGTGTCGATAGAATTTCTCACGTTGGAATTGTTATCAAAGACAACGAAGATGGAACTGTTTGGTGTATCGAAGGAA